ACCAGACGCTGCACGAAGGGCCGAAGGTCTTCGCCGGATGCTTCGCCAAGGATCAGGCTGAGCAGAAGGCCAAGGCCAATGCCCAAGCCGCCGAGTAGCGCGCTCGACACGCTGTTCAGGTCTCCGCAGGAGAAAAAGCGCAAAAAGAAGAAGCGTGTGATCGATCTCGGAGCGCTGCGGATCAGCGACCTCGAACACACCAAGAACTGCCCGTATTGCGGTCGCCTGATGGATCGCAATGGGCCGCTCGAACTCACGCCAACGCGCGATCACTTCCTGCCGCGATCACGCGGGCATCACCTCGTGCCCCACAACAAGGTGATCTGCTGCCAGGGCTGCAATAACAAGAAGGCCAATCGCGGCGTGCTGGAGTGGCTGGCTGAGCTGAAGAGGTCACGGCACCCGCTCGACCGGATCCGCTGCGTGCGCCTCAACCACTTCATCGAGCATCGCCAGCGCAATGGTCTACCGGTCGACGATGGTGCTGAGATCGTCACAACATGTTGACAGCGTCGGAACTTTCGCATAGGGAAGATTCCGACGCTGATTATTTCAGCAACGGTTGATCCGCCACCGGCCTGATCAACCCGGCAGACGCCCTGCCATCTACCGACGCAAGCCGCGATCGGGACTGAACCCAGGCGAACACTTCCAGCCGTGCGTGCATGGAAAGAGCCTCCGTAACCGGAGCGATTTCTCGTGGCCAACACCCAGGCGACCTTTGGCTTCCGCCACATCGGATACACCTCCGGCGGCGCGCCCGACCATCAGATGGCAACCCGTCTGATCCTGTCGACCAACACCACCAAGATCTTCCGCGGCGATCCGGTCGTTATCGACCCGACCACCGGCAAGCTGCAGCAGGGTGCCAACAACACCGCGCCGCTCGCTGGCGTGTTCGACGGCTGCACCTACACGCCCGTCGGCGGCACCCCGCAGTGGTCGCCGTTCTGGCCGGGCGCAGGTGCCTCGGTCGACGCCACCGCCTACATCATCGACGCGCCCAACGCGCTGTTCCTGGCAGCGGCCCTCAACACCTCGATCGTGACCGCCAACATCGGCGAGAACGTCGGGTACGCGATCGGCACCGGCAACACCGTGACCGGCTTCTCCGGCGCGACGGTTGACCAGTCCACCCTCAACACCACCAACACGCTGCCGTTCCGCGTCGTCGCTCCGGTGACGACCTCGGGCAACTTCGGCGTGGTCGGCAACGGCAGCGATCCGTCGTCGGCGTACGGCTGGTGCGTCGTCGCCTTCAACAACCAGAACTTCAAGCAGCTGCAGGGTCTGGCCTAATCCGCCAGCCCTCATGGTGAGGAGCTAACTATGCCTATTGCACTTGCCAGCATCCGGTCCGAGCTGCTGCCGGGTCTGTTCGACGTCCGAGGGTCGTATGACATGATCCCACGCCAGTGGGATAAGGTCTTCAAGACCCACAAGTCGGCGATGGCCGTCGAGCGCTCGACCCAGATGGCGTTCGTGGCGCTGCCGTTCCTGAAGGATGAAGGCGCGGCGACGCAGTTCGACAACAACGCCGGTGAGCGCTTCACCTGGGCCTTCGTGCATATCGAGGTCGCCCTGGGTTACGCGATCACGCGCAAGGCGATCGACGACAACCTCTACAAGGCGCAGTTCAATCCCACCAACCTGAAGCTCCAGGAAGCGTTCGCGCAGTTCAAGGAGATCCAGGGCGCCAACGTCCTCAACCTCGGCAACGTCTACAACAGCAGCCAGATCGGCGACGGCAAGGCGCTGTTTGCGACCGACCACCCGTGGGATCAGGGCACCTGGGCCAACACCTCCTCGACGCCGAAGTCGCTCAACGAGACGAGCCTCCTCGCCGTCATGGCGAACGTCCGCTCGCAGTTCGTCAACGAGCGCGGCCTCAAGGTCCTGGCGCGCGCCCGCCGCCTGATCGTGCCGGTTAACCTGCAGCCGGTGGCGATCCGCCTGCTCAAGACCGAGCTGCGGCCGGGCACCGCGGACAACGACGTCAACGCGATCCTCACGACCTCCGGCGGCCTGCCGGAAGGCTTCCTGGTGATGGACTTCCTCACCTCGAACTTCGCGTGGTTCGTCACGACGAACATCGAGGGCCTGATCCACATGCTCCGTATTCCGTACGAGAGCGACATGTGGGTCGACAACATCACCGACAACCTGCTGGTCAAGGCCTACGAGCGCTACTCGTTCGGCTACAACGACCCGCGCGCAGCCTGGGGCGAGTTCCCGACCTCGTAAGAGGCCGGGCACCCCTTCCCAAGCAATCGAGGATCGAGCATGGCCGTCCAGTCGCAGATCGTTGCACCTCTCGTACAGTCCGGCGTGGCTGGCACGGCCTTCGCCGGTCCTGTCGTCACCGGCAACCACAACGGTCAGAATGCGGCCGGTGTCGGCCCGAACCTCGGGCTTTCGGTCGCCATGCAGCAGGTGACGTTGAACGCCAACGCGGGCAACGCCGTCAGCCAGACGGTCTACTTGCCGAAGCATTCGGTCATCAACGACATCCTGGTGGACACGATCACCGCCTGGAACTCGGCGACCTCCGACACGCTGACGGTCGGCACGGCCGCAGCCGGTACGCAGTACGCGAGCGCGGTCGACGTCAAGACCGCGGCCGGTCGCCAGCGTCCGACCTTTTCGGCGGCGCAGCTGGGCAATATGCTCGACACCGGCTCGAACGAGGCGGTGGTTGTCACGGTCACCCCGGTCGGCTCGGCCGCTGCCGGTCAGACGGTGGTCACCATCATCTACACGCAGACCGTCAACTGGCAGAACCCGTAAGGGCGAGACCCGTAGGAGAGAGCGATGCCTGACAAGGTTTCCGGCAACCCGAACGTCTTCAAGGAAGCCAAGCAGCGCAAGAAGGGCGGTGCCGTGTGCAAGCCCGACGGTGCGATGGCGAAGGGCCGCATGGATCGTCCGCGCCGTGCGAGCGGTGGCGGCGTCGGTGCCGACAAGCACCCGTTCTCGTCGGCCCATAAGGCGACCAAGGGCTGACATGGCGCGGCTCACGAGTCAGGATCGTAAGGAGCTACCGGCGAAGGATTTCGCCGGTCCAGCCCGCTCCTATCCTATCCCGGACGCGAGCCACGCGCGGAATGCACTTTCCCGGGTGAGCCAGTACGGCTATCCCGAGCTGAAGGAGCGGGTACGAGCCGCAGTACACCGCAAGTTTCCCGGCATCGGACAGGGCGACTGAGCGGTCCAGATAGGAGATCGCAGCAGTGCTCACCCACGACGTCACCTACACCACCACGGGCACCAAGCCTTCGGTCGACCTGGATCCGTCGCTCGCGCCGTTCAACGCGACGGTGGCTGTGACGCTCACCACCGGCCCCGCCAGCTTCAAGCTTCAATACACCATCGACGACTTCAGTGATCCGTTGAAGACCGACGCGACTGCGGCATGGTTCGACAGTGTCGACATCCCGGCAGGCACTGCGGCGAGCATCGTCGCGTCGCTGCCCTTCCCGGTCAGCCGGATCCGCCTCGTGATCGCAACCCTCACCGCCGGATCGCTGCGGCTGCAGACCCAGCAGGGCCTGTCCATCAACTGAAGGTGACGCAATGAAGCGCATTTCTCTCGCGGTCGGAGCGGTCCTGCTTCTCGCAGTCTCCATGCTGGCGATGTTCTCGCCAGCGACGCTTGCTCAAGCCCCGGCGACCGTGAACTCCCTGGTGCGCAGCTGGAACGGCACTAGCTGGGATCCGATGTCTGGCTTGCTGGTCGGTACGGCAGGAGCTCCGGCGGCGGATGTCGTCACGGTGCAGTCGCCGATCACCTCAGGCAGCGCCGGCTATCCAGCGGCGTCTACGCCGATCTCTGCATCGTCAGGAAACGTCGCAGCAGCAACGGCAACGGCAACTCTGGCTCAGGTGGCCAGCAAGACAACCTACATCTGCGGCTTCTCGATCACGTCGTCCGGATCGACGGCTGCAGCGGTGGTGAGCCCGACCATCGCAAACCTCATCACCGGCACCATGACCTTCACCTATACGAGCGTTGCGGGCGTGACGCTGGCAAATCAGCCCCTCGTGGTGCCGATCACGCCATGCCTACCAGCCAACGCTCAAGCCACGACCATCGTCGTGTCGATGCCTAGCCTCGGTGCTGGCAATACCAACACCACTGTCAGCGCATGGGGCTTCCAGCAATGATCGGCTTCCTCCGCAAGGCCG